TAAGGAAACACCTGAACGCCTAAGCTTTGAGCAAGTTCGCGAATTGCGCGATCAGTATGAGCGCATTTTGCTGTACGCCGCGAACGACCCAACTGGATCTATCGTGAAGTTTTGGACTGATCTTCGAAAGTTCATTCGCGATGGCAGCGGTGGCGATCCGAAGGCGATCACCGCGTGGATTGAATCCAACATACGTGGTGTTGATGCTTTCTCTGATCTCAACTTTGCGGAACTGGATGCCGTTGTTGAGGATATTCAGCCGGATAAGGATCCCGATGTTAAGCGCGAGATGGACAAGGTTCGTCTCGATGTTGAGGATGTCGCTCGCCAGCGTGGCGTGGACATCAACGCCTTCGACTTCGAAGGTCTGGTTGATGAGGCTCGACGCAACCTATTCGACACTCAGGACATTCGTAGCCGGCTTGATCAGATCCTTGAGCAGCAACTCGCCGACGACGTTGACCTCATCGGTTCTGCTGGTGACAACCAGACTCAACTGTTGAACTGGGCTTCAACCAACGGACTTGATCTTGATGCTCAAGCAGCAGACGCTTATGTAATGAAGTTAACGACGGGAGCGCAGACATTTGAGGACGTTAAGCAAGAACTCCGTGAGACGTATCTTGTCGGCGCATTCCCTGCTTGGGCAGACAAGATCCGTGAGGGTTACGACCCCTCCGTCCTTGTGGCTCCTTACAGGTCGCGTGCTTCGAATCTTCTGGAAGTAGAGGCCAACTCTCTTACGTTCGATGACCCCGTCATCAAGGCTGCAATGCAGTACACGGGTGGTGACGGATCGCCAGCGGTGTTGCCGCTGTACGAGTACGACCGGCTAGTGCGACAGGACGCTCGCTGGGATAAGACGAACAACGCCTACGCGACGTACACGAAGGTCGGTACTGATTTGCTTCGCAGGTTTGGATTCCGCTGATGGCATTAACTCCGCAACAACGCGCCCAGCGCAACGCACAGATTGCTGCTGCTCAAGATGCCATTCGCCGTGGCGAGTCCATTACGGCGCAGAACATCGTCAACAACATGATCGGTGCCAACGTAGGTGGCGCTCGGGCAGAACTTCAGGGTGCCATCAACAACATTCAGCCGACAGTCGTTCAGTCGCCCATCGTGCCGATCAACCCGACACCCACACCGACACCCACACCGACACCCACCCAGTCGGCTGGCGACAAGGCCCAGGAGACGTACTACAACAACCTCAACGCGCAGCTTGCGGAAGAACGTCGTCAGGCTCGATTGGGCGCGAAGGCTTTCCTGCGCAACATACTGACCCAGTACGGCATGGAGTCTTTGATGGGTGACGTTGATCGCTTGATTTCGGATTTCGGTACGAACACCGAAGTTATTGCGGAGCAGCTGACACAGACTGAGCAATACAAGACTCGCTTCCGTGGCATGCTCGCGCTGCAAACCAAGGGGATCCCTGACATTCGCAATGAGGCTGAGTACCTGCGGTTGGAGTCGAACTATCGCCGTGTCTTTAGGGAGAACAACCTCTCCGACTACCTCGGTACCGCCGGTACAGATGAGGAGTACGGGAACATCGCCACGCTTGTTGGTGACTTCAGCCTGAGCGTGAATGAGGTTGAGGGGCGCATCATGGATGCGCAGCGTGTTGTTCGGGACACTCCTGAAGAAGTTCGTAACTCGTTGCGCGATTACTACGGCATTCAGGCTGATGCCCTTGTTGGCTACGTCCTTGATCCTGAGAAGGCCACGAATGACATAAACCGCATGGCAAATGCAGCCCTCATTGGTGGTGTCGCAGCACAAGGCAGCTTGGACTTCAGCCGTGGCACGAGTGAGTCCATCGCTGGTGCGTTCGCTGGCGATCAGGACTTGAACGCTGACGCTTTCCGTACCCGCGTGACGGGCATCTCAGAGCAGCGTGACGCAACATCAAGGCTTGCCGATCTAGAGAAGGCCACTCTGTCTGATGACGAGGTGGCGTTGGCTGAACTGGATCTGGATCCAGCAGCGAAGAAGAAGGTTCGGGGCTTGCAGTCCCGTGAACGTGCCCGGTTCAGCGGCACATCAGCAATAACGTCGGGCACTTTGAGCCGACGCGGCGGGTACTAACCGCTAGGGCGAGAACCTTGGATAGACCCTGACCTAAAACCCCATGTGGGTAAGTCAGGGTACGTCGGTTCGATTCCGACCTCGTCCACTCCGACTGAGACCAGCCGGCCCTCAGCGAGAAACAGTCCGGTAGTAGAAGCCAGTCCCACTCCCCCAAGTGTGGCTGTGGTCTGCGTTCATCTAATGATTGGGAGTAATTGCATGTCTGAGAACATCACTTGGGACGACGACGATTTGGACATGGATCAGGACGCTGATTCATCTAATGACTCGCGAGCCATGAAGGAACTGCGTAAGGCCAACAGGGCCAAAGATAAGCAGATCAAAGAGATGAGCGAACTGCTCGAGTCTTTGCAAACTGCACAACGCGACCGTTCCATCAAAGATGTACTCGCGTCTAAGGGTATGAACGAAAAAATATCTGCGTTCATCCCCAAGGACATTACCTCCGCTGAGGAGGTTGAGAACTGGGTAGCTGAGTACGGAGATGTCTTCGGTATTCAGACCGAGTCCTCGGATGCAGGAAGTTCGCCTGCAGAAGACCCGAATGCGGCAGCACTCAATCGCATCAGCCAAGCACAGTCATCGGGCCAGACCATGTCTGGCGACACCGATCAACTTGCCGCGCTGATCAATGCTGCAGCCGATCCTGCAGAACTCAACCGGGTTCTGTTCGGGAACGACACCGGGCCAGAGGCGTTCTAACTGCGTCTCGACATCCAACTATTCGCCAAGAAGGAGGTGAATCACTATGGCAGATGCCTACACCAACACAACTGCAATGGGTGGCCTCGTCAAGGCAGCTTATGACAGGTACGTGGAATTCGCGCTGCGTTCGCAGCCCATGTACCGCTCGCTGGCTGACAAGCGCCCTGTGCAGCAAGCAATGCCGGGATCGTCCGTAGTGTTCTCCCTGTACAACGACTTGTCCACCGCGACAAGCACGTTGACGGAGGGCACGGATCCCGACGCAGTCGCAATCAGCGACGTAAGCACCGTTTCGGTGACGCTGGCTGAGTACGGCAACGTCGTGCTGCAGACCCGCAAGCTGGGTGAGTTCGCGTTCAGCGACGTTGATCCCGCCGTTGCGAACATCGTGGCCTACAACATGGCTGACTCGCTCGATGCCGTTGTCGCTGCTGTCCTTGATGGTGGCACCAACGTGCTGTACGGATCCGGTGGAGCCACCGACCCGACCAGCACCGTCACGGTTGCTGCTGAGGACGTTATCGCTGGCGCGGATCTCCGCAAGGCTGTGTCCAAGCTGCGTGCCGGCAAGGCCGTCCCCAAGGTCGGCACCCTCTACGCCGCTTACATGCACCCGCTCGTCGCGCACGACCTGCGTGCGGAGACTGGTGCGTTGGCGTTTGAGGACATCAACAAGTACACCGAGCCGAATGTTGGCAACTTGTTGAACGCCGTGACCGGCGTGTACGGCGGCGCTTACGTCGTGGAGACCCCGCGTGCGTACAGCGCGGCTGACGGTGCGTCCAGCGAGGTCGTGTACCGCACGTTCGTGTGTGGACAGCAGGCTCTCGCAGAGGCCACCGCAGTCGAGCCGGGAATCGTCATCGGGCCTGTCGTTGACAAGCTCATGCGTGACCGTCCGGTCGGCTGGTACAGCTTGCAAGGCTGGTCAGTTTATAGGCAGGCGGCTCTCTACCGCATTGAGTCGTCCTCTTCGATTTCCTAATCGAAACCCTCGTAGTGGGGGGTCACGACGTTGCAATTCCGTGGCCCCCTACTACAACCCTCTGGAGAAAATGTGGCTTACGTTTTACGCACACCTACGCAAGAGATTGCGTACACCAATCACATCCTCCTCAGCAGATACCCGGTACTCGTGGGGATCTCCCTGCTGATTACTGGCGGTGTCGCAACTGAAGTTTCCGATCCGTCTCAGGACGAGATCGATGCCGCTGACTACTACTTCGGTGGTGGTCGTGAACACATCCTTACCGATGCCGAGTACGCCGTTGTCGATGCAGCGGGGTACAGCAGTTATGTGAGTGTTGAATGAATTGCCGAGAAGGTTGTAAGACGAAGGATCACTCCTCGTATGCAGAGTGCCTGCAGTCGGCGAACGTGACGATTACTGCAACCGTCAACAGCCCAATGCAGAAGATGTACGAGAAGACTAAGTCCGACCTTTCGGCGTTCCGCGAGGCAACGTCCCACGGCATCATGCCTGAGGGCACAACCAAGGAGAAAGTGGATGCCGCTAAGGCTGCAACCAAGGCTCTAGGACGGCCCTACAACGCTCAGAAAGACCCACCTACTTCCATGATCACAACCAAGAAGGCAGCCGCTGCTGTGAACCGTTTGGGGGCTGATTCCTAGTGACCACGTTTGACCAGATGATCGAGCAAACGATCATGTACATGAACGGTTTCAGCACGGTGCAGGATCAGTCCACGCACCTGACGCAGCCAGCGACCGACTCCGACACGACATTGACTGTCGCCAATACTCAGGCCGTTAGTCGTGGCCTCGTGGAGATCGGCGATGAACTGATCTGGGTGGACGATGTAGACAAGGTCGCCACCACGTTGACCGTCCCGCCCTACGGGCGTGGCTTCCGTGGATCGACTGCTGCAGCACACGCATCGGGTACCCGCGTTATCTCCGCTCCCCTGTTCCCGCGAAGCCTCGTGAAGCAAGCCATCAACGAATCCATTACTGCGGTGTTCCCAGATCTGTGGGCTGTCGGTACCACCACCATCGCCTACACCGCAGCCAAGACGACATACCCGTTGCCTGCCGGCGTGAAAGAGATCCTGTCGGTTACGTGGTCAAC